AGGCGAGCACCCCCCATTCACTTTTTCCAACGGCCCGAGGAGGCGTCATGGCTGCACGCAAGCCCCTCCGCGCCGTCGAGCCTGACGAGACCGCACGACCCACCTCGATCCTCCAGGCAGCCGAAACTGGCTCTCGCATCGAGGAGTTGCGAGCCATGCGCCGCCGCATTGCGCAGGCGATGGATGACCAGTCGACCCCGGCCCGCGACCTTGCCGCACTGTCCCGCCGTCAGCTTGAGATCGGGCGCGAGATCGAGGCCATCGTCGTCTCGGAGGACGAGGATCATTCGGTGGTCGTGAACGCCGATGACGAAGTCTGGGACGGCACCGGCTACTAACCCGCGACCCCTGTCCGAGGTCGCCCGCCATGTGGTGGCACCCGAGGGCATTGTCTCGACGGAGTGGCCCTCGGTCAGCAAGACCTGCAACCGGCTGGGGTGGGGCTTCGATCGCTGGCAGTCCGACGCAGGCCGGCTCATCCTGGCGAAGGACGCGACCGGGATGTACGCCGCCGACACGACGTGCATCAGCATCCCGCGACAAGTCGGGAAGACGTACCTGATCGCGTGCATCATCTTCGCGCTGTGCCTCCTCAAGCCCGGCCTGACAGTGATCTGGACCGCCCACCGCAAGACCACGGCCCGCGAGACCTTCGACCAGTTCGACGGCATGGCCAAGCGTCCCAAGGTGGCGGCCCACATTCGACAGGTGCTTCACGGCAAGGGCGACGAGGCCATCCACTTCAACAACGGATCGCGCATCCTGTTCGGCGCCCGCGAGTCCGGATTCGGGCGCGGCATGGCTGGCGTCGACATCCTTGTCTGCGACGAGGGACAGATCCTCCCCGAATCCACACTCGAGGACCTTGGCGCCACGCAGAACACCGCCCCCAACCCGTTGTTCTTCGTGATGGGAACACCGCCCCGCCCGCGCGACCAGGGCGAGTTCTTCACCCTGCTGCGACAGGAAGCATTGGACGGCGAGTCCGACTCCACGCTCTACATCGAGACCAGCGCCGACCGCGGCACGGACCCGATGGACGCCGAACAGCTACGCAAGGCGAACCCGTCGTACCCCTACAGGACCACCCACCGCGCGATGCTGCGGCTGCGCAAGAAGCTCAAGAATGACGACGCCTGGAACCGCGAGGCGCGCGGCATCTGGGACGAGATCACCAAGCAGTTCTCACCGTTCAACGGCCCACTGTGGCGCGAGTCGGTAGGCGTTGGCCCCGCTGCCAACGTGCGGCCGGACGGCTTCGCGGTCGATATGTCGCACGACCGGCAGATATCGGTCGCTGCCTGCTGGATCGAGGACGCTTCGGCGCACATCGAGGAAGTCTGGGCTGGCCTCGACGAGCCTGCCGCGGTCGAGTGGGTGGTCTCTGCGTGGAAGCGAGCTGGCCGTAAGTCGTCCGTGTTTATCGACGGACAGTCCCCCGCAGCCTCGATGATCCCGGCACTCAAGGCCGCGGGAGTGAAGGTGTTGACCGGCAACTCGTCCGACGCCTCTCGCGCGTGCGGTCTGGTGAAGTCCGACCTTGAAGCCGGACGCCTGACGCACGCCGACCAGGAAGCCCTCAATGATGCACGCTCCGGGGCTCGCAAGCGTGCGATCGGCACCGCTGGTGGCTGGGGCCTCGACCGATCGGACCCGTCCGTGAACATCGCGCCGATGGTCGCCGCGTGCCTCGCCCGTCTCGCCGCATCCATGTCCAAGAAGCCAGCACGGTCCTACGCCTTCTGAGGGGGTCTCCCGTGGTCGACCCACTCAACCCGCCCGGCACGCCAAAGTGGTGGCTGCGCCGACTCGAGGACGAGCTGATCGCGCGCACGCCCGACATGCAGACATACCGGGATCTGGTGGACGACGAGCACGAGGAGCCGGTGTCTGTTGAGACGTCGGCGAAGTTCCGCGAGATGGCTGGGATGGCGACGACGAACCTGACCGGTCTCGCTGTCGAAGCCACCGCGGAGCGCATGTCCGTCGAGGGCATCCGCATCGGCGACCAGCCCGACGCCGACAAGGACGTGTGGGACAACATCTGGCAGCGGTCCGACTTCGACGAGGGCAGCCAGGACGCCATCACGAGCGCACTGGTCTACAGCCGGTCGATGGTGTCCGTCGAACCTCCAGGCACCACTGACTTCGCGCGGCTTCACTACGAAGACCCACGCCAGGTCGTCATCGCGCACGGCCCGAACGGCGAACGCCGCGCGGCGCTCAAGGTCTTCACCGACGAGTGGACCGGCGACACCTTCGGCACCCTCTACCTGCCTGACGTCATCGTGAAGATGGTTCAGGCAAACGGATCGACCACCGTCCTTCCGGGCTCCTCACGCTGGCTGGCTCGCGACGTCGGTCGCGAGGACGCCGTGGTCCGCAACCCTCTGGGCGAGATCCCATTCTTCGAGTTGCAGAACAAACTCACCGGTTCAGTACGGTCCGAGGTCGCCCCACTGGTCATCCCTCAGAAGCGGCTCAACCAGCTCGTGTTCAACACCGATGCGGTGGCGGAGTATGGCGCCTTCCGTCAGAAGTGGGTAACGGGCATCGAGGTTCCCCGCGACCCCGAAACAGGACTACCGGTGGCGCCCTACTCCGCCTCGCTGACATCCCTGTTTGTGGCGGAGGGCAACGATGTCACGTTCGGCGACTTCAACCCCACAGACCCGAACGGATACATCAAGCTTGGCCAGGAGATCGCGGCCCACATCAGCCGTCTCTCGCGTGTGCCGATCACCTACTTCCTGTCCAACATCAGCAACCTCGGCGGCGACGCGCTGGCCCTGCTGATTTCCGGCCTGGTGCTCAAGTGTCAGCGTCGGGTCATCGGCTACGAGCCGGCGATTGAGGGTGCGATCCGTCTCGCTCTCCGCACTCAGAACGACCCGCGTGCCAACGCTGCGAACATCGAGCTCAAGTGGGCCGACATGGAGACCCGCTCGAAGGCGCAGGACGCCGACGCCGCGGTGAAGCTGACGCAGGGTGAGAATCCGGTCATCACCGCGCAGACTGCGCAGGAGAAGTACCTCGGCATGTCTCAGACGGAGCGGGATCGTGACGCTTCATGGCGCTTGGAGAATGGCGCCGGCGCCGACCTTGCCGCGATCTTCAACCCTGACACACCCACTGCCTGATGACACTCGGCACCCGCGAGTTGACGGCGATGCACCGCCGCCAGCAACTCGCCCTTCGCAAGACCACGATCGAGCAGATGGAAAGGATCTGGCGCGCGCTCGACTGGGCCAATCTGGACCGAACCTATCCGGGCTTTGCTGGTGAGGTCGCCGCGCTGGTGACGAAGAACCGCAGGACGTCCACAGGGCTCGCTGCGGCCTATTTGCGGGCCTTCCGCATCGCCAGCGGGCTCTCGGGTGATGTGCGGATTATCGTGCCCCCACTAGCCCCGGAGCAGTTCACCACGTCTCTGCGCGTTAGCTCTCTAGTCGCGGCCAAGAAGTCCGCAGCGCGACTCGTGCCCGCAGAGACCGCCATGTCGAACGCACTGACGCTCGTGTCGGGCGAGATGGTCCGGCTCGTCCTGAACGGCAGCCGCGACACCATCCGCGGAACGCTTGCCGGCGACAGCCAGGCGCGCGGCTACCGCCGCATCGTCGGCAGCGGCGCCTGCGATTTCTGCACCGAGATCGGCGGCAGCGGATCACGCATCTACAAGGTCGACGCGAGCTTTGACGCCCATGCCAGGTGCGGATGCACCGCTGAGCCGGCGTACTAACAAGTCTTCCCCCGCCGCGAGGGCGGGCGGATCGGTAACAAAGGACGCCGTGATGGCTGACAGCACCGCAACCGCAACACCCGAAGCGCCCGAGGTGGAGACCCCGGCCGCTGAAACCGAAGAGCAGCCCAAGCCCAGCGGCGACGTGCCGCCCGAGGTGAAGGCCGCACTTCGCAAGGCGAACAAGGAAGCCGAGACCCTGCGACTGAAGTTGCAGGAGTTCGAAGACCGCGACAAGACCGAGGCCGAGAAGGTCGCGGAACGAGCCAAGACCGCCGAGGACCGCGCCACACAGGCCGAGTCCAGAGCGCTCCGGCTCGAGGTCGCCTTCGAGAAGGGGCTCACCCCGGCACAGGCCAAGCGCCTAGTGGGGGCCACCCGCGAAGAGCTCGAGGCAGACGCAGACGAGCTGCTCGAAACCTTCAAGCCTGCCGAGCAGGGAAAGCCGCCTGCGGTGGACCTCGACCTCGGCACCCGCACCACTGCAGCGACGAACCTCGACCCCAAGTCGGCGGATCTCGCGCAGATCGAAGCAGACCTAAAGGCCGCCAAGCGCCGATAGGAACACCCCGACAGCGGTCGCTGAGGGGTCAAACCAGAAGGGAACCACCACAATGGCAATGACCCTTGCCGAGTCCGCTGTCGTCACCCAGGACCCCCGTCTTCCCGGCGTCGTCAGCGTCCTGAACACCTCGCAGATCATGAACCGCACGCCGTTCGAGTCCATCGCCGGCCGCGCGTTCTCCTACAACTCCGAGGCCACCCTGCCCGCGTCCGCGTTCCGCGCGGTCAACGCCGGCTACACCGAGTCGACTGGCACGTTCGCCACCGCCACGGAAAGCCTCGCGATCCTCGGTGGCGACTACGTCGTGGACCGCTTCCTCGAGCAGACCAGCGTCGGTTCCGTCGCTTCGCTCGTGGCTGCCCAGCGCGACATGAAGGCCCGCTCGGTGGCTGCGAAGTTCTCCGACACCTTCATCAACGGATCGACGGGCGTTGACGCCAACTCGTTCAACGGCCTCAAGACCCGCTTGACAGGTGGGCAGGTGCTCAGCTCCGGCACGAACGGCGCGGCCATGAACACCGACGCGGCCACCCGCACGGCGTTCCTCGACCGCCTCGACGCGCTCTTGGGACTCGTCCCTGGCGCCGACGCGATCTACGCCAACTCGCAGGTGATCGCTCTCCTGCGCACGGTCTACCGCAACACCACCATCAACAACTACACGGTGGACGAGCTGACCGGGCGCCCGCTCGAGGTCCCGACCTGGCAGGGCGTCCCGATCCTGGACGCCGGACTCAAGGCCGACCAGACCCCGATCATCCCGCAGACCGAGGTCCAGGGCTCCAGCTCGGTCACCTCCTCGATCTACGCCGTCAACTACGCGACGTCGGAGTTCGAGCAGGGCGTCATGGGCATCACCAACGGCGGCCTCCAGGTCGACCCGCCCAAGCAGCTCGAGACCAAGCCCGCCTGGCTCGGTCGCATCGAGTTCTACACCGGCATCGCCCTCATGGGCGCCCAGCCGGCCGCACGACTGACCGGCGTCATCGCCGCCTGATCCGAAAGGACGTAGCTCCATGCCCACCAAAGACATGACCGCCAAGGTTCGACACGAGGACTTCTGCTTGCCCCGACCGGGCGAGTCAGAGCCGCGGATCGAGAGCTACGTCCACATGGGCGACGACCCGACCACGGGCCGATCCGCTCCCACACATGACGTGACCCGCTGCCTCGAGTGCGGAGCAGCGACCTACCAGCCAAGGAGCTGACATGGCAGACAAGGCCAAGCAGGACGGCACCACCACCCGTGACGACGCGCTCGACTCGGGCGTTCCGATGATCGCCGGCGATTCCTCGGAGCCCAGCGGCCCCGAAGACGCCCTCGGTTCGGGCAAGAAGCGGGGCGACTACTCCGAGGTCATCGGAGACCGCCAGTACTACGCCTCGGTCGTGAACCCCAACCACGACCCGTCCGACCCCAATTCGCCGCGCTCGGTTCTGGTCCACCAGAACCCGCTCGTCGAGGACCGCGGGGACGACAAGGGCGTGAAGGGCGGCACTCAGCCGCTCAGCGACGAAGCCAAGTAGCAGCGAGCAGGAGGCGGTCAGCATGGGCTCATTCCTCAGTTTCCCTGATCTCGCACCCTTCGCGAATATCGACACTGTGAAGGCTGAGGCGATGATCGAGGACGCTGAGGCGATGGCCCTGCTGGCCGCCCCCTGCATCGCAGCCGATGGTTTCGCTCATGGAACAGCCGTCAAGGCGATCCTGCGTGGAGCCGTCCTGCGCTGGAATGACTCGGGCTCAGGTGCGCTCCAGGCTCAAACCGCGGGTCCATTCGGGCAGACGCTCGATACCCGCCAGGAGCGCCGCGGGATGTTCTGGCCATCGGAGATCGTGGCGCTCCAGAGTCTTTGCGGCACCACTCGAGGCGGGGCCTACTCGGTGAGCCTTGCCGGCCCTGACCCGATCGTCGTCACCTGATGTTCCCCCACGGCGAGACGATCACCCGCCTTCGTGGCACGGCCACCGTCGACCCCTACTCCACCGAGCCCACCGGCGTCTCGTGGACCACCCCGGCGAGCCTCGAGATCGAGGGCTGCGGCTTCAACCCAGGCCAGTCCGCTGAGCCGCTGCAGGTCGGTCGCAACGCCGTCACCACGCAGCCAGAGGTGTACGCGCCGGCTGGCTCTGACGTCCTGTCCGGCGATCGTGTCGTGGTGCGCGGCAAGACCTACGACGTGGACGGCGAACCGGCCGGGTGGCGCTCACCCTTCACTGGCTGGGAACCCGGTCTCGTGATCGCGCTCAAGCTGACGGAGGGCTGACATGGCACGCGCTCGCATCAACATCAACTCCGGTGGCATGGCCGACCTGCTCAAGTCCTCCGACGTGAGAGACGATCTGACGGCCCGCGCCGAGCGTGTCCTGTCCGCTGCCCAGTCGTCGGCCCCCGTGGCGTCAGGAGCCTACAGGGACAGCCTGGAGATCGTGCAGGCGACCACGGACCGCGCTGTCGTGCGGGTCGTGGCGGACATCGACTACGGCTACGTCGTGGAAGCGAACACCGGCAACCTATCGCGCGCGCTGGACTCCGCATGACCATGCAGCCCGTCGCCGCCCTTCCGATCGACGCGGAGTTGTGGTGGATCGTGTACCTCCGCGGTGCCCTCTTTGGCCGCTTGGAGACCTACGCGAGCGGCGTGAAGCTGGACCGCCGCGTGCCGTCCGTCCGGCCTGACCGCCTCGTGGTTGTCCGGCGTGACGGCGGCAATGTCACCGGCGTGTTCGACCGTCCGCGCGTCGCCCTCGACGTGTGGGCGAAGACGGAAGAGGACGCGACGAACCTCGCCCGCCTGATGATCGCCCTGGCCCTCCGCGCGCCTGGCGTCAACGGCTGTCTGCGCGTGGAGCACCTGTCTGGCCCGAACGACGTCGCTGACCCCAGTGGTCAGCCGCGTCGCATCGCTCTCATCGAAGCAGCTCACCGCGTGTCCGTCCTCGCAACCTAGGAGCAGTCATGGCCTACAAGATGACCCACCCCGACTCCGACCTCACCGTCGAAGCCAACGCCGACCAGGTGGCTTCTTACGAGTCGCAGGGATGGGAGACCGCCAAGACGGCCAAGTCTCCCGAGAAGTAACACCACCTCACCACCTCACCGCCGACCGCGCCGGCACCTCACCGCGGCTTGACCGCACACCACAACAGGAGATGACTGGCAATGGCGAATGATGCAGGCAAGGTGGCCGTCGCGGTCACAGGCCAGATCTACCGGGCGCCGCTGGCGACCGCCGCCCCCACATCCCAGGCGAGCGCGCTCAACGCTGCGTTCCTCGACCTCGGCTACATCGGCGAGGACGGCGTCACGTCCGCGATGCCCGCGTCCGGTGACACGAACCTCATCAAGGCGTGGCAGAACGCGACCACCGTCCGCACCCTGCGCACCCCGTCCGAGGACCCCACCACGTTCTCGTTCGTCGCGCTTGAGACCAACAAGACCGTCGTCGAGTCATGGGCCGGCGCAACCGTCACCCAGACCGCCACCGAGGGTTCGTACACCCTGAACGGCACCTCGACCCGCACCCACTACGCGTGGGTGATCGACGTCGTGGACGGGTCCGAGCTGGAGCGGGTCTACATCCCGGACGGCGTGGTCATCGAGGTTGGCGACCGGGTGTACGCCAACCAGGAGCCGATCGGTTACGAGATGACCATCTCCGCCGACTACTCCTCCGGCATCACCGGCAACGCCAAGATCTGGTCGACGCGCCTCAAGACGTGACCTGATCCCTGATCGCCCCGGCCAGCCCCGCGCGGGTGGCTGGCCGGGGCTCACCATCCACCCGCGAACCTTCCGCGCAAGGAGAACAACATGCTTGAGAAGTTCCAGTGGACGTCACCCAATGGCGCCACGATCACCCTGCCCCGCATGAGCCAGATCAAGGCCGGCGTCCTGCGTCGTCACCGCAAGGAAGAGCCGACCGACTTCATCTTCTCCGTCCTCGAGGAGATCGCGGACGAGGAGATGCTGGCGAAGGTCGACGAGCTCGACAGTGCCGACCTGAACAACCTCGTGGAGAAGTGGCAGGCAGAGGTGAAGCCGGGGGAATCCTCGGGCTCCTCGAACTGATCGAGGAGCACCGCGCCGCACTGCGCTACGACTGGCGCGCGCGGTTCGGCAAGTCGCTGGACGAGTCCCTGCCTGATGACATCGGCTGGGCCGAGGCGCTGGATCTGGTCCGCATCCTCCGCCATGACCCGTCGTCGCAACTGGCGGCGTCGGTCGAGGGTTGGGCTCACCCGCTTGAGCGCACCGGCTGGATCCTCGCCGACCTGATCGACGTGCAGGGCGGCAAGGCGATGGGCAAGAAGTGGAAGACGTACCCGCGCCCATCCAAGGCAGCCGATGTTGAAACGACTCGCCGCGGCAACGCTGCTGGTCGCACGCCTGAGCAGGTCAAGGCATTGCTGGCAACCCAGTTCGGGCAGAGCGAGCCGCCCATCTAACTCCAGAGTGAGGTGATCGTCCGTGGCCGAGGTTGCCTCCGCATACGTGTCGCTGATTCCGTCGGCCCGCGGCTTCGGCTCGAAGATGGACTCCCAGATCGGCCCCGGCATCGCGGCGAGCGGACGCAAGGGCGGCCTGTCGTTCGGCAAGCTGTTCGTTGCCGGCGCTGCCATTGCGATCGGTCGCAAGGCGTTCTCGTTCCTTGGTGACTCGATCGCCGAGGGTCGCGAGGCGCAGAAGGTCGGCGCACTGACCGCACAGGTCCTCAAGACGACGGGCAACGCTGCGGGCACCAGCGCCAAGCAGGTCGCCGACCTGGCCTCCGCGATCAGCCTCAAGACCGGCATCGACGACGAGGCGATCCAGTCGGGCACCAACCTGCTCCTGACTTTCAAGAACGTGAAGAACGAGGTTGACGGCAAGTTCGTGGGCGCGCTGAACCGCGCCACATACGCGGCGGCGGACCTGTCTGCTGCTGGGTTCGGTTCGATCACGAGCTCTTCCAAGATGCTCGGCAAGGCACTCAATGATCCCGTCAAGGGCATCAGTGCCCTCGGGCGCGCGGGTGTGACGTTCAGCGAGCAGCAGAAGAAGGTCATCGAGAAGCTTGTCGAGACGGGCGACATTGCCGGCGCTCAGGGCATCATCTTGACCGAGCTCGAGTCGCAGGTCGGCGGAGCTGCGGCTGCGTCTGCCACCTTCGGCGAGAAGGCGAAGGTCGCGTTCGGCAACATCAAGGAGCAGATCGGCACGGCACTCCTGCCCCTGGTCGACCGCTTCTTCAAAGCTTTCCTCAACGCGATGCCGACGATCACTCGGCTGATAGAGAACATCGGCCCGGCCATCTCGCGGTTCGCTGGGTTCATCAAGACGAACTTCGGCCCCCTCGCGGCGGCTGTCGTCAACTTCTTCCGCAAGGGAACCGAGTCGGGTGACGCCTTCCGCGCGGGCGTAACCACCTACATCGCGATCATCCGCAAGTACGCCGAATACATCCGTGGCACCGTCGTTCCCGCATTCCAGGCCAAGCTGATCCCGGCGATCGCCAAGGTTCGTGAGGCGCTGGCAGTGCTGGGGCAGAAGATCGAGGCGAACAAGCCGGAGTTGCAGCAACTCCTCGACGCGTTCAAGCGGTTTGCGAATTTCATCATCACGCAGGTTGCCCCGAAGTTGGTCACCCTCTACGGCACGCACCTGAGCCAGGTGATCAAGTTCGTCGGCAACTTGATCGACGTCATCGGCGGGGCCGTCCGCGCGTTCCACAGCATCAAGGATGCTATCGGCCAGGCAAGCACGGCGGTTGGAAAGTTCAACGAAGCGGTCAGGGACAAGATCACCGCAGCCGTCAACTTCATCGAGGGCGTCCCCGGCAAGATCAAGGGGGCGTTCTCCGGCGCCAAGACCCTGCTCTCCTCGATCGGTGGGCAGATCATCGACGGTCTCGTCGCGGGCATCCAGGCGGCTGCCGGCAAGGTGTTGGCGGCGGCTGACGCGATAATCAGCAAAATCCCCAAGGTCATTCGCGAAAGGATGGGCATCGCGTCACCGTCCAAGGTCACGACCCTCATTGGTCAGCAGATCATGGACGGCCTGTCGATGGGCTTCGACAAGGGCGGCAAGAAGGTCCAGGAGCGCATGAAGGCTCAGGTCGAAAAGATCAAGGAAACGTTCGCGACCCTCAAGTCCGACATGGCGTCCTTGTCGCAGTCGGTTGCCAGCGCGTTCAACCCTGACTTCTTCGGCGCGGGCGGCACGGACGCCGTGACCGAGGATGTCGACGGTGTCGTGAAGGTCCTCACCCCCGCAACGTCGGCGCTCGAGGACTTCATGGCTGGCCTGTCGGGCAACAGCGGCAACCTGACCGCGATGCTGGCAGCGTTCGACCAGTTGAAGGCGGCCGGCGCATCAAAGGACTTCCTTTCCGGGTTGTTCCAGTCGGGCAACACGGCGCTCGCTCAGCAGCTCGCCACGGCTGGTCCAGCCGCAGTGCAGCAGGCGTCCGCGATCTTCGACGCCAACGCGAGTCTGGCGAACCAGCTCGGCAACAAGGTGGCTACCGACTTCCACGGCGCGGAGATTCGCGACGAGATGAAGTCTCTCAACAAGGCGATGGATGACGCGCCGAAGAAGTACGCCAGGGAGCTCAAGGACGTCCTGTCCGGTCTCGAACTCGTGGTGTCCGGCACTGAGGCCGGACAACGCGCCTACTACCGCACCGGAAGAAGGGCCTGATGGTCGCGCTCATCCAGTTCGTTGACAGCATCGCAGCGTCCCCGACCGTGCGCCTCGACGTCAACGACGCGGTGTCGTGGTTCTGTACGTCGTTCAAGGCTCCTCCGCCGCGGCTTCGTCGGAGTGTGTCGGCGAATGCAATGCGCGACGGTGACCATGTGTCGTCGGCGTCGTATGAGAACCGGACGCTGGAGCTCGAGCTGACTCTGGTCAACGCAACGACCGAGGACGCCGCGGCCACAGAGATGCAGAAGCTCTGGCGCCAACTCGACCGTGCTGACAACTTCCTGCGCTACCAGCCGGAGGGCATGACCAAGCCCGTCTTCTTCCGGCTGTTCCGTTCGGATGCCAACGACCTTGAGGAGCTGTGGACGGTCCCGATCGCCCGCAAGATCACGATCGACCTCCTCGCCGAGCCGTTCGCGCTGGGCCTACCGGAAACGCTCGGCCCGTACACGGTGAACAACGACCCGGCCGCAGCATCGAATCCCTGCTACTTCGACGTGACCGGCGTCATCGGCGATGTGCCAGCGTTGCCCTTGCTGCGGAACACGACGGCCAAGCGCGGGCAGACCATCATGGCGATCCGCCAGCACGGCACGCCCGCAAGTGCTCCGGTCGCTGTCCAGTGCGAGTCGATGAGCTTGGGCACGGCCACCACCAACCCTGGCGGTGGCCCCGATGCGGTCATGTCTGGCACGGGCACCAACAACTACGTGCGGACCTCGTTTGCCGCGAGCACCGACTTCGCGATGCGCGCGGCCTACTCGTGGACGGCGAACGCGGACACGCTGGGGAAGTACGTCATCTACGCGGCTGTCCGTCGCAGCGACAACACCTCCGTCATCACGGTGGGGGCTGGGCGCACCGACCTAGCGACACCAACAGCCACAGCGCTTCCGCTGACCACGTCGCGCATACTTGTCCGACTGGGCATGGTCGACCTTTCGTCACCCGCCGCCAACCCACAGGGCGGCACCACCATCGCCGTTCCCTCCGTCCAACTATGGGCGGGCCGCGCGTCTGGCGCTGGCACTTTGGACTGGGACTGCATGTTCCTGATCCCTGCCGACCGGGCGATGTTGCACGCACGAGGCGATGCGGGAGGAGTCCTTACTGACTTTGAGAACTGGTTCGACAGCGGCACCGAGACGGCTATCGTCGTTGCGGATGGCGCCAGTCCGACCGGCCTCGCCGTGCAGACCCAAGCCCCGATGCAGACATCAGGGAGCTTCCTGTCCTTGGCTCCGAACCAGACGAACCGCATCTGGTGGCTGACGCAGGACGCGTCGTCCGTACCTGGTCACGCCAAGACCATCACGGACAGCGTCTCCGTGTCATACAGACCCCGCTACCTCCACGTCCGCCCGAGCGCGTCGTGAGTCTCCCCGTCCCGCTGTCGGTGCGCCTCGGCGACCAGCACATCACGCGTGCAGTCTCCGACGTGTCGTTCCGCAAGGAAGCGGTCGGTGGCCTGCGCAACGTCTCGCTGACCCTGCGCCGCGACATCGGCGGACTCGACCCGGACCTCGACCCGTTCACGAAGGTGTACGTCTACGACGGGCGCACTGCGGAGACCGTTGCAGAGGCGCGACTGGCTGACTCGGGTCGCAGTGCCGGTGCGGACGGGCAGGCGTGGGAGGTCGTGGCGTTCGGCCCCGTGCAGCACGCCAGCGACATCACGGCGCCGCTGATCTACGTCGACCGCTCGCTCGAAGGCTGGCGACAGGTCGACGTCACCAACGTGGCGGCCACGATCGGCACCGGCACCAAGCCCGGCGACACGTCCTCGGCAGCAGCGCAGGGGTTCCTGGCGCACTTCCCCGACGACACGACGGTCGCCACCCTGGACCGCGTCGTCATCCAGTACGAGCGGATGTGGCGTGCCGGCCAGAAGGTCGCTCGCATCGACTGGGGCTGGGACTCCGGCATCACGGACGCCACCTGGGAGTTCCAGCAAATCACCAACGTGGACGGCGGCGGCGTCGGCGAAGTCTCCGCGTCGTCGGCACTCTCCACGGCAGGCGGCATGTCGATCACGACGGTGGTTTCCAACTGGCCACTCGGTCGCAACGCCGTCAAGCTGCGCCTCATCTACGTCGGCGGCGGGACCGTCGTCTCGGGTGACACGACCTGGTCGTGGTGGGACAACGTCTGCGTGCGGTCGGTCCTCATGTCGAAGCAGGGCACCGAATACACGACCGGCTACAGCGCCAACACGGTGCGCACCAACGAGGTTGTGGAAGACCTGCTCGGGCGGATGCTGCCGGAGTTCGACGGCGCCAACGCGGTCACCGCTGCGTCCGCGGTCACGATCCCGCAACTCGCCTACCCGGCCGGCGTCACCGCCGAGCAGGTGCTGGCCGACATGATGAAACTCGAACCGGCCTATCGCTGGTACACCACCCCTGACATGACCGGCAACGGCTACGGCTTCCGGTGGGAGGTGTGGCCCACGACGGTGCGCTACGAAGTGACCCTCGACGACGGCGGCTCGTTCCCCGTCTCAGCACAAGCCCTCTTCAACCGCGTCGGGGTGACGTGGACCGACGCTGGTGGCGCAGAGCAGATCACATTCCGCACGCTGGCATGTCCGCTGCTCGATGAGGCTGGCATCACCCGCCAGGCGATGATCGACCTCGGCTCGGAGGTCGGCAGTGAGTCGTCAGCCAACGCCGCTGGTGACGCGTTCCTCGCCGAGCACAACGTCCCGCAGAACTCGGGCACCGTGCGTGTGGCGCGACCGATCCGCGACATCATCGCCGGGCGCATGGTCGACCCGTGGGAGATCGAGGCCGGCGAGCTGATCCGGGTACGTGGGGTCGAGTCCTACCCCGACGCGCTCAACGCCGACAGCAACGACGGGCAGTCCGTGTTCCGCATCTGGGCGGTGGACTACAGCAGCAGCGACAACGCGGCGAACCTGTCGCTCGACGCAGACCCGGCCGACACCACGTCGGCACTGGTGAAGCTGCTCAACGAACGCACCCGCAGATAGTCAGGACCGGCAGTTCATGTGGGCGGGCCACGCGTTGTAGACGCGGACCTTCTCGCCCACCCGAAACAGTCCGGTGCAGGTCACGCCCCCCGCTACGAGATGCCCACGGCACGAACCCTTGACGTCGTCATGCACTTCACATCCCCACACCCTGACCTTGATGCGGCCATTCCCGCCCGCGCTTGCTACGGCTGGGCCGATGACGACGCGGAGAAGGTGGTCAACGACCTCGCCGACCTCGCTACGGGTGAGGGTCTGCGGCTCGTCAGCGGCCTGCACTGGAGCCGTGAGCGTGGTCAGCGCGATGACCAGGGCGAAGGTTGCAGCGACACGAGTCATGTTGACGAGTGTGACACGGATCACCGACAACCGGCATCAGTAGAACCACCGATCTTCTCCTAGCAAGCGGGGCGCCGGTCGCATCGGCCGACGCCCCTAGCCCAACGACCTCGGCTGCAACCGGGTCGCTGGGATCGCACGAAACTACATCCGCCCACGCCCCACGCATAGGGGTCGAGAGGGGACCACATGAGCCCGACCCGCTTCGCCTGGGCCTGGAGCCTGTTCCCCGGGTACCGGCCGACGGCCCTCGTGCTGTTCTCCCTGATCTGGTTCTCCGTGGGCCTGGGCCTCGTGACCCAGTCGACGCAGGTCCGGGCCGAGCATCCCCTGCCGTTGGAGTACCTGCCGATCGAGTGGCGGGTGGCGCTCTGGTGGGTCCCTGCGCTCGCCGGTCTGGTCAACGCGTTCTGGCCGCCCGGGAAGGACAAGTGGGGGTGGGCGTTGCTGTCCATCCCGGCCACGTTCCGCGCCTGCTCGTACTTCGTGGCCGCGATCTTCGGGTGGCTCGACGCGACCTACTTCATCTCGTGGGCGGTCATCCTCGGCATCCTGACGCTGCTCGCGCTCTGGCCCGAGCCTGTGCCTGCGACGGTCAAGGAGGTGGAGCCGTGAACGGTGTCGAGCAGATCACCGCTATGGCGTCGGTGCTCGCCGTGTTCATGTCCGGAGTCACGGGCTACTTCGTGTACCTCGGCAGCGACAGGGCATCGAAGCGCACGGCGGCCCAGCAGTCCGAGCAGAACACCACGGACCGCTTCGACCGGCTGACACAGCGCCAGGACGACGCCCTCGACCGGGAGTACGCCCGCGCGCAGGCCGCAGAAGCGTCCGCTGCTGCCGCAAGGCGCTCGGCTGACGAGGCTCAGCGCATCGCTGAGCTGTGCCAAGTTCAGCAGGAGGCCACCGTCCAGGCGTACCGCGAGCTGTGGGAGTGGGCGGCGTTGCCGTGTCCGCACCCGCAGCCACCACCGCAGCCGCCGCTCCGGCTGCACGTCCTGTAGCCCATCGCTTCACTTCGCTCGACTTCACCCCACAACTTCATCGGAGGCCGCGATGCCCACTGTCTACGGCAAGCCCGCGTGCGACTGTCTCGCTGAGTGGCTGCCCGCCTACGAGGCCGAGCTCAAGGCCCGCGGCGTCGTCGTCAACGGCATCGACGTCTTCCAGCTCATCGGCAACGCACCCGCATCGGCCGGCGTTCACTCCAAGGGCGGCGCGTTCGACATCGGGCAGACGCAGGACGAGGCGATCTGGGTCGCCCGACAGATGGGCGCCGACGCCACCTGGGCGCGGATGTGGCCCGGCAACGTCCACACCCACGGCGTTCTCCGTGGCTGCCCGCACAACGAGCCCGCGCGTTACCAGATCGACGCCGTCGACGCTGGCTACGACGGCACTGGGGCGAACGGGCGGGGCGCTCTCGACACTGGCCCTCGCCCACTGTCTGGCCGGACGTGGCAGGCGGGCCTCGTCTGGCAGCGGGAACGGGCCGCACGTCGCACGCGGCTGGCGAACCTGGGCATCCGCATCGCCGCCACCCGCGCCCGGCTCCGTGCGCTCATCGC